ATGATATTTTATGTCTTTTTTAATTTAAGTATATTGAGTTAAAATATATATATTAAATAAAGCTCCTCTTGTTTTTAATTCCATTTATTTTTCTTGTGCAAATACATAAGTTATCTATTCCACCAACAATCGCATGAGATATATTATTATTAAACCCATCAAATATACTCATCCTGTGGTCTATAACAGGAAAATTTGGATTATTATAATCTTCTTTGTTATGAAATTTAATAATGTTTTTCTCAGTATAATAACATAATCCATTCCAATCTTTGAATAACTTCTTCTTATGTTTTCTAGTCTCTTTTAATACATCTCGTCTATAATTTTCAAAATCAGATAATAACTCTGGTGAAATTTGCATTCCTTTTTCTATCTTAGTTTTGGCTATTTTTTTAATAACCACTAGTGGGATCTTTCTACCTTTAAGTGATATGATATTTGCCTTTCCTATCTTATCTCTTCGTTCTTTGCTATATTTTTTTCCTAAATTTATTTTATTGCCTTTCATTCTTTCACTTAATTTCGTTTTATTTTCATCACTTACCTTATGACCTATCCCGTTTTTATTTCCTTTCATTTTTTTACTTATTTTTTTTAAACCTTCGATATTATCTTTAGTCAAACCTTTAGACCAAACTTCTCTTCCGTTTTTATACTGATTTTTTAAAATGCTACTAATTCTCTCTACTACTTCTTTTGCTCTTTTTTTACCCCTAAGCGGAGATACCCATCCATTCTTTATTCTTTCTTTGTATTTATCACTTATTCTCTTGCTTCTTAATTTCGAATCCTTAAAATCTCTTACCATATATAATATACATATAAGTCGTATTTAAATATTTCTATAAAAAGAAACGATAAATTTGCTGAATTTGAAGTTCAGATTCGCCGTCGAACACTAAACTACCAGCCAACACATTACGACTAGACATTGCACCTCCTGTTCCTGAATTAAATACTCCAACTTCTCTAACAATTGCGCCACTTATATCTGTTGGACTCCAATTTGCTATTAAAGTTACTTGTTCATTAGTCGAATAGTCTTGTGTATCAATTTGATTTCTTTCTACTTCGCTGCCTAATCCTGTTTGACCACTAGCAAATGTTAATCCACTTGTTCCTACTGCTATATGAGTAGGATAAGCAACTGAACCACCCATTGCTGCGCTTGCTACATATAATCCTTCTGTTGTTATGCCTGCAATTTTTTAACCTCCATTATAAATTTATCACCGTTGAACCCGCTCTTACGTCTCCTAATAGACTACTTGGGCTATTTAATATATCGTGTCCTGTTACATTGAAATAAAATCCACTTCCAATTGAACGACTAATCACTTGACATAATCCAGATATTCCTATACTTCCTGTAAATAATTCAACGTTCGTTATACTTGATTCTACTTCACTTGTTTCAAGCGATCTTAATCTTAATTCATGCTGAGTAAATAAATCAACCAAACTATCTACTTTCTTACTTACTGTTATTGTAAGTGCGGAATCGTTTTGATTATTAAAACTATTAAAATCATATTTGGCTTGAATAATCGAATATGTTTCGCTTGATTGGTTTTGATTTGGCAAATTGACTACAGCTGTTTCACCAGGTGTTACATCTACGATTCCTTTTACTTTCAAATCTCCACGAGTTACTGGGTCTTTATTTTCTGCAATAAAAGCAGTTGCCACATCTGTAGCTTCGTTTAATGAATTAATATTTTTATCTATTATTTCTTTTATTTTTAATCCATAAGAATTTATACTTGTATTATCCTTAAGTGTTTTAATAAGAGGTGTGCTTTGGTCATAGTCAATAATTATAACCGAACCAGCAGGTACTACATTGTCTCCTGCGGTAGTTCCACTTGTAAGTGTTACTTCTGAACTTGGAAAATCTACTAAATATTTTACATTTTCGCTTGCAGGGTCGTTAATAAATTTAATTCCACCTGGCTGATATATTGTATTAGTTGTTCCGCTTAATGTAACTTTTGTGTTATATGGTTTTGCATCAAGCTCATAAACCGAGCCTGTGTTATCTGTGCCGGTTGTGAATATTTGTTGCGCGGCGGTTTGTTGTCTGTTTCCTACTACTTTTACTTCATTGAATATGTCGTCATCTGATTGATTAAAAGAGGCGCCTAATACGTTTGTGTTATCAAAAGTTTCTCCAGAACTTACAGTGTCTTTTTGTTTGAAATTTAAATCTTTGTCTTCGTCTACATAAAAAAAGAATCCTGCTATTTCTGCTACTTTTTTGATTGCATCAAAAACTGCTAATCCATTAAAAGTAATTTTATCTATTGTGGTGCTTGTCGCGTTTACATTATTTAGAGAAATGCCTTGAATGTTTTGACGCATAAGAGATTTAACTATTTCGCTTGCTTCGGTATCTTTAAAAATTCTTGGCTGAACTATAATATCTTGAAGTATTGCACCATAATCTCGACCGCTTAATTCTAATTGTTCATTAAGTCCTTCACCTGAATATTTTATGTCTTCTATAATTCCTCTGAAAACTTTTGTTGTTGCTGGGTCTGTGTCTATATCTGCTTTGATTAACACATCTTGATTTAAACTAAAAGTATCTTTATATTTTCCAAAAACATTGTCAAACTTAATTATAAAAGAACTTGTCGTATTGAAATCACTGATTGATTTTTTAACAGACATCTGTTTGGTGTCATTATATTCAACTGAGTTTATTTCTACTAAATTATTAATCATAGTCTAATCACCTTTTTTATTTCTTTCCCGAGAGCTTCTGCAACTTGGTCTGCATCTACTCCATAAATATCTCCTGTTTGAATATTTATACTTCCACCAAGACTTCCTGGGTTCTTAGTTCCTATAATTGTGTCTTGAGGACTTGGTTTTATTATTTTTCCGCTACTTGTCAATATAAAATCATTTAGAGATTGTACATTTGAGTTATTTCCATTTAAAGATATTGAATTAGATGATGAACCTGTAGTTCCATTTAATGCAATTACGCCACCATATTTTTCTGCATCTTCTTGACTAGCATTTAAATGAATATTTCCATCTTCATCTGTATAATTTACACCTGTACTAGATTCTTTTTTAAAATAAGCCTTAAATGCCTTATATGCTGCAATAACAGCCACAAACGCTGCAGCAATAGCTAATATCGTCAAAGTTATTGGTAATATTGATACAGATAGCATTCCAAATCCTGTCGCCATTGCGGGTAGCATTGCAACGAGTATTAATGCTGGACCAACAATAATTGCTAATCCGCTTCCTATTGCTAAAGCAGCAACTGAAAATTTAGTAAGAGTTGGATGCGCTGAAAACCACTCAAAAACATCTCCCAAAATATCAACTAGCCTACTAAACGTTGGTATTAATTTTTCACCCATTTGAACTTTTAAAGCTGTAAACTTATTTTTCATTGTTTGAACTTGTGACTCTGTTGTATTATATCGTTTTTCTGCCTCTTCAACTAAAGCAGTATTTTCTTCCCACGCCTTTTTAGATTTATCAACTGCTGCGGTTATACCATCTTCTGAACCAGCTAATCTTAACATTGTATCTGTTATTCTAATTGATTTTAAATCCAAATCTTCTAATACGCCAAAAGTATTTCCACCAGAATCCGTTATTCCCTTTAATCCTACTATAACATTTGACATTGCTTCTACTGGTTTTGTACTCCACGCATTTGAAAATTCTTCAACTGTCATTCCAGAAACTTCTGCATAACTTTGTAATTCTTCACCACCCTCTGCAACAGCTTGTGCTATTGTAATCATTGCTCTTGAAATTGCACTTCCACCCATTTCTGAACGAATACCTAAAGAACTCAAAGCCGCACTCATACCGAATACTTCTTGTGTGGTTAAACCTATAGTTTTACCTGAACCCATAATCCTTGTAGCCATGTTAACAATTTCTTGTTCTGACGTTGCAAAATTATTTCCCAAATCTACAATTGCAGAACCCATTTTATCAATATTAGTAATTGGTTCACCCATTACATTGGCAATACGTGCAAAACTAGTAGCAGCTTCTTCTGCCGATAAATTTGTAGTAACTGCAATGGCTGCAATTGTTTCAGTAAATTTCGCAATATTATCTACACCTTCTACACCTAACTGTCCAGCTATTTCACCAATACGACTTAATTCTTCAAATGTTATAGGTATTTCTTTACTTAAATCAATAAATCTCTGTCTTAATTTACCGAATTCTTCTTCTGTTAATTCAACAGTTTTTTTTACACCTGCAAATGCGCTTTCAAAAGATACTGCACTATCAACAAGTTTTTTACTAGCAACTACTCCTGCAACACCCATTCCAGTAATTATTCCTCCAGTTATTAGCATTCCCTTGTTTACATTTGCGAATACTCCACTAAATTTATCAATTGCACTTATAACTATTGATACTGTTGCTCCTCCTGCGATTCCTGCTAATAATGCGTTTGCCATTTATTTTTTTCTCCTTGCTCGTTTCCTGTCTCTCTCCTCTTTTTTAACAATTGTATTGCTTTCTTCTATAAGAAAATTGATTTCCGGATATGTGAGCGATGGAATATTGAAAAAAGTATATCCCTTACTATGTAAGAAATAATTTAATCCTCTTTCAGACTCGAAAGTTTTTTTTTTGAATCTTCTAAGATTGCCTTAACACTCGAATCTTGCATCTCTTTTTGAGACGCATCTGTAGACAAACTAAATAATGCCATCTTGATTGCTCCATATATTTGTGGTTTAATTACCTTAAACTCTTCCTCTGTATAACTTGGTTCAAAAATATGTTCTCTAACGATAGAGTCTTCTTTGTCTGGAAACGTCATTAATTCACTTAATTTTCCTTTTGTCATTGGAATTAATTTAACAGTTGGTTTATCTGGTAATAATTCTAATACAACATCTACTGGTAATAATTTACCTGCTTCGTCTCTTTTAATAAGAGTGTTTTCTTTTCCTAAGTATCCCATTTATTTTAACATAGCCTCCTTTCAATATTAATAATATAATCACAATAACTCCGCCTTTGAATAAAATCTCACAAAGAAGATAACTAAAAAAAGACATAACTCCAGTTATGAATAACCATATTATTGTGAAAAATATGCCTACTGCTAATTTTTCGTTTGTTTTTGTTTCTTTCATTTTTCTCCTGTGCCCTAAGGCTGTTCCCTTCAAATGGGAACAATTAAAAATTTAAAATGCTGCGTAAACTACTCTATCAAATGCTGAACCGATTACACTTTGTGGTTTGATTTCCATAGTATATTCACTTGGCCCTTCTGTTGTACTTGGGACATCCATAGTTATAATTTTACATCCACTCATTGCGAATATTGCGTGCTGACTACCTGCTGTTACGTCTGCATCTAAATCAAAGGTAGTATTAAACG